CCGGCCGCCGATCTCGACGACGCTCGCCGTGCCCGGCGTCACGCCGACGCCGTGGATGACGTGACCGCCGCCGACCGGGAACCAGCCGTTATCGACAACCGTCGCGCCGGTATCGACGATGGCCGAGCCGGCGTAGGTACCGCCGTTCATGCCCTTGATCGCGGTGATGTCCGCGGTCGGGGCCGTCATGCCGGCGGGGTGGATGCAGGCCCAGATGGACCAGTCGGAGAGGGCGGCCGTGGTCACGAGGTTGAACGCCCCGACACGGTCGATGACGTAGGACTTCGCGGTCGCGCCAGTCTCGCCGTTGTAGACGGTCAAGCCGGCGACGGTGGAGGGGCCCTCGACGACGGCGGCCGTCGCCGAGGTGTCCATGACCTGCCAGCCCCGACCGCGCCGCGAGAGCTCGGTGTAGGGCGGGAGGCCCTGGCTCGCGAGCAGCTCCTGCTCACTGTTGCTGCGGAGGAAGCGGAACTGGTCGGCCGCCGATCCGCCGCGCTGGAACCCGATGAGCCGGGCGTCTTCGTTGGACATGAGGAGTTACCCCTTTCGTTGGCGTTGGCGAGGGGCGCGCCCCGACCGGAAGGAAGCGGCCGGGGCGCAGGGCTACTTGTTGGCGGGCTTGCGAGCCGCCTTGTTGGCGGGTGTCGGAGCCTGCTTTTCCTCCGGCTCCGGGTCGGCCTCTGGCTCCGGCTCGACGTTGGCGCTGCTGATCGTCTCGGCGGGAGCGAACGTCTCGCCCTCGGCCGGGAGCAGCCCGCGCCGCTTGGCCTCTTCGACCGTCAGGCCGAAGGCGGCTTCCGGCGAGTTGACCGGCACGAGGGCCGACCAATCCGCGTTGACGTACAGGGAGGTTCCGGGAGTGGACATGGCTTACGTCGCCGCGTAGGTGGCAACGGTCGGCACGGTCGGGTCGGTGTAGATGACCATCATCCGCGTCCGCCCGGCGGTGGACGTGGTGCCGATGGTGGTCACGAGGCCGGTGATGACCCGCGCGGAGGCGGAATACATCTCGGCCCGTTCGCCCGTGGCGGTCACGAGGTACGCGCCCTCCTGGCCGCCCGGATTGTTGAAGTCGATGACCTCGGCCTCGGCACCAGCGACGATGTCGGTGCCCTTGAGGTTGACCTGGGTGAACCAGCCGTCCGCGGTTGCGGCGTCGCCCACGTCCATGAGGGCGCTGGTGCCGGCCGCCCAGTAGACGTCGTTCCAGATCTTGATATCGAGCAGCCACGAGTTGCCCGGGACGGTGACGGTGCCGGTGTACGTACCGGCTGCGCCCGCCTCGGTGTACGTGACTTCCTCGAAGAGAATGCGGCCGGGCTGTCCGACGATCCCGCCAGAGATGACAGGCATGTTGGGTCTCCTTTCTCGGCCTTACGCCGCTTCTAGAGGCCCGTGACCGTGCAGGCCGACGAAGGCCGCGTCGACACGGCTGCCAGCCGACGACTGACCGCGATCGCGGTCTTGCGCTCGGTGAAGTACGTCGAGTGCTCGGACGATGCCTCGACCTCGACGCCGCCGTTCTCCCAGATCTGGGCGTAGGGGCGGAACGCCGCCACGCCGGCGGTGCCAGCCGAGCCGATGCCCGTCGAGAGGCGAACCGGGAGGCCCCACATCTGGAGCGTGCCGGTATCGGCCGGGTTGCCCAGGATGTAGATGCCGTCCGTGGTCCGAGTCAGGCGGAGGTTCCACCAGTCGGTTGGATGCATGACGATCCCGTCGGGCGTCGAGTCGCCGGTCACCTGAACCTTGAGAATCGCCTTGCCGATCGCGTCGAAGGCCGGATCGGTGCCCTTGGCCTGCGTCTGGAAGCCGGTGCGGATGAAGACGCCCCAGAGCTGCGGCGTCGTGCCGGTGCCCGAGAGGATCTGCTGGTTGACCTCGGCCTGGAGTTCGTAGAGAAGGTCCCCCGTGACGAGAGACTGCATCCCATCGTTATCGGCGAGGAAGGCCCGAGTGACCGGAATCCACGCCTGGACGATCTCGACCTCGTCGGTGTACTTCGTCCACACGTAGGCCGAATCGGTGACGGCCGTACCCTCAGCCCGGGTCGCGGCATTGGTCGTGTTCGTGGTCTTGATGAAATACTCGACGTTGTTCGAGCCGGTGGTGCCGTGCTGGAACAGGCTCTCGACGTCGCCGTAGTAGTTCGCCATGCCGGTCGTCGGCAGCCGAGTGGCAGGCGGATAGTGATCGGTGAGGGTGACGAGGGTCTTGGCCTCGACGGGCAGCTCGAAGCGAACCTTCCCGTCGGCACCGTTAGCCATCGCCTTGAGTGCCGGAGCGTGCTGCTCGAAGGCGGCCTTGAAGGCCCGGTCGAGCCCGTCAGCATCCTTGATCCGGCCGTCCTTGATCTCGGGCTGCTCTTCTCCGCCCTTGTTGGCGGCGATCGTGCCCTGCGGGGCGAGCTTGGCGGCGTTGACCTCGGCCGACTTCTCGACCTCGATCGCGGTCTCCCAGGACTTCTGGAGCTCGCTGAGCTCGTCGTTGCGGCGGTGGAACTCGTCGACCTTGTCGGCCGGCATGTCGTACCCGCCGTCCTTCTTGAACGAGGCCAGGAAGGCGGTGTGCTCCTGGCGCTTGGTCGTGAGCTGGATCGCCAGCTCGGCTGCGGTTGCCATTCGGTACTCCTGGACATGAAGAAGCCCCGGGGTTTCCGGGGCTCGGGGGCTGCGTGGACGGGAGGGGGCTAGACGGGAACGCCCAGCCGTTGCGCGGTGCGAAGCAGGACGTCGAGCGTCACGGCGTCCATCGACTTCGCGGGTTCCGTGAGCAGTTCGCGGGCCGTGGCGAGTTGCCCGTCGAGCGTCTCGACGAGCTCTTCCAGCGCCGCGCGGTCCGAGCAGGAGAGCTTGCGGCCCTCCGAGGCGCGAGCGGCGGCGTGGCCCTTGAACCGATCGAGCAGCGCCGGCAGGCCCTCGGAGTACCAGAGGATCTGTTCGGCATACGAGGCCCCGGAAACCGGGGCTCCGCTCTTGATCGCGAGTGTGGTGGTGCCGACTCCGGCACCTTTGAGGACGGGCGAGACCTCATCGACGTCGAGCTTGCGAAGTGCTCGGATCGCCTGCCCGTTGAAGACCTCGGGGCCGGACGGCGGCAGGACGCGATAGCCGTAGCTCCACTCCTGGAGGTCCGCCATCGCCTTGACGGTGTGATACGTGTTCCGGCCCTGATCCGTCTCCATGAAGAACGCGCCCTCGAGGATGCCAAGGTCGCCGGCTTCCCGGATCGTGCCCTTGCCTGTCGGCAGGGCGCCATCCCAGGAGGTATGCCCGAAGGCGGACATCGGCACCGATTTCCCGACCGGCATCGCCCCCGGGAACGTCACGTCGTTGTCGCTGTCGATGACGTTGAACCGGGAGAACGCCACGGTGACGTCGCCGGTCTCGGATAGCTTGAAGTCGAAGGGCGTGAATGCCTTGCGGAGGATGTCGGTCATCGTGGCGCTCCTGTGGGTGTCGAGCCGTTGCGGTCAACGATGGCGTCGGCGAGCATGTCGATAGGTGCACTGGCGAGGGGTGCGAGGAAGACCTGACCCTGACCGTCGGGCATCGGGTTCATGTTTTCCCGCTCGCGGATGTCGTCGCCGTTGAGCCACGAGATTCCGCCCGAGGCGATCCGGTAGGCGTTGTAACGGTCAAGCGTCTTGCCGCGGAGCAGGGCGTCCTGGAGGTGCTCGGCGAAGAACCGCGGGTCGCCGATGATGTCCTTGTCCGCCTGCTGCTCGATCCGCACGCACGGCGGCCCGAGGGTGCCGACGACGTGATCAATGTTCGCTTCCTCGATGTTGGAGAAGGTCGCCCGGGTGAAGTCGGAGAGCTTGTGCGGGGCGAGCCGCAGACCCTGGGCGACCTCGACGAGGGACCACTGCTTGGATTCGAGGAACTGGGCGTCTTCGGGCGAGAACCCGGTCTCCTCGATCGTCATGCCCTCGTCGAGAACGGCGGTCCGCTGGGCGTTGCTGAGGCCCGAGTGCCGTTCGTCCCAGCTATCGGCGATGTTCTTCTTGGCCGCCGCGCCAATCTGCTGGGGGTGCTTGATCGTGACGCCGGGGCGGGCGTCATTGGCGAGCGTCCGGAGGCCGTACTCCGAAGCGACAATCGCCCCTTCGAGCGCCCGCCGCATGAGCGTCACGCGGCTGTAGCCGATGAGACCGTCGAAGCCCCAGCCCGGGACGTGGAAGACCCGGTTGGCCGGCAGCACGACCCCCGAACCGTCGGGCAGGACGTACTTGTAGAGCCGCTTGCCGTTCTTCCACTCGGGCGTCATCCGGTCCGGGCGGAGCGGCCAGAGCCTGACCGGGACCCCGTGGTCGTTGAGTTCCTTCTCGGCGTACCAATTGCCCCACGAATACATGTGGGCGACGCCGGTCTCGCGGAAGACCATCGAGGTCATCTCGGGATTGGGCGTGTCGTGGAGGATCTGATAGGCCGGATGCTCCGGCGCCCGCCGCTTGCCCTTGTCGAGTCGCTCGTAAACGATGAGCGGCATCGACGCGATGTCCTCGGCGATAAGGCGGATGCCGGCCGTGAACGCCCCGACGCCCATCGCCGTGTTCTGGTTGACGGTCGCCGCGATGGTGTCGCCCGACCAGCCGTAGGGCGGCTGCCAGCCAACGTTCGGCCAACCGATGCCGGCGGCCTTCATGGCGACGGCCGCGAACTTGCCCATCAGGCGCCGACTCGGTTAACTTCGCTCGCAGTTGACACGGCTCGCCTCGGGTGTAAAGTGCACTAGACCGGATACATACCCGGAGTAGATGGGAGATAGCCCGTGCTAATTCACATGGACGTGGTAGGCAGGACCGGGCTGGTCATGCACAACGGCCGCCTTGCCGACCCGCTTGACCCGCTGGCGATTGAACTCAGCCGACTCACCGACAAGCGCAATCGAACCGAGGAGGAGGAGCGAGAAATCTCCGACTTCGAGTGGCTCGCCTCGCTCTATTACGAGAAGGACCTCGGGACATTCCTACCGGCCGAGAACGTTGTCCGCTGTCTGCGTGACGCGGCGACCGCTTGGAAGTTGGGCGAGGCGGTGTACGACTTCGTTCACGTAAGCACCGATCGCATCCCGGTTCAGCACGACGGGCCAGCCGATCCCAAGAAGCTCCAGGTGCTGCCCGAGTACCGGCTTCGCAAGACGGTCAAGATCGGCCGGAACAGGACACCACGCACGCGCCCGATCTTCCGAACGTGGAGCATGTCGTTCGATATCGACCTCGACGACACGGACCTGAATCTCAGCGACTTTGAGCGCATCGTTGAGCGGGCCGGGCGGCTCGAAGGCGTCGGTACCGCACGGAAGCTCGGCTTCGGTCGCTTCGTGGCGACCCTGAGCGCAGCGGCATGAGCCCGAAGTTCGAGCCCAAGGGCGACAAGCCCGAGTGGCAGATGCTCTATGACACGCTGCTCGGCGAGGCCGACTTCGGAACGGTCATCACGTTCCAGCAGTTGGACGACGTGCTCGGCCGCGAGTTCCAGACGAACCGGGCGCCGCTCTACCGTGCCCGCGAAGAACTCGGCTCGCGCCGGAAGCGTTGGCTCGTTCCGGTGCCGACGGTCGGCTACCGGGTCACGGAGGCTGAGGAGCATGTCCGCGTGGCCGTTGACCACAAGCGAAAGAGCCGCCGACAACTCGGCATGGCCGTCCGCGTCCTGTCCTCCACGGACCTCAACCGACTATCCAGCGACAGCCTGTCCGAGTGGGACAGCGAGTCCAAGATGACGTTCGCCCTGTGGGCCATCGTTGCCCACGAGAACCGGCTCAAGCGAATCGAGGAAGTGCTCCGAAAGGAAGGGCTGCTCTAGCTCGGCGTGGCAAGGCGGGGCAGGTCGTGGCGAGGCCTGTCTTGGAGAGGCGAGGCGCGGCTCGACAAGGCATGGCAGGGCAGGGCAGGGCGCGCACTCATTCGGCGTGGCGTGGCACGGCTTGGCCTGGCCGGGCAAGGCTTGGCGAGGCATGGCAAGGTTGCATTCGTTCACGCGGCACGGCTTGGCGTGGTCAGGCATGGCGGGGCGTGGCAAAGCGGAGCAGGGCAGGGCTTGGCAAGGACAATCTACCGACCCTTCGCGAAGTGAAGCGCACGCGCGAGCCGGACGCGCCAGCTTGGCTTGAATGCCCGGTTCACGGCGCGCTGAACCTCAAGAAGGGGCAGGGCATCGGCATCGGGGTCGCCGAGAATGTAGACACCGTCGTCTCTCCGGGTGAGGACCAGCCGTTTGCCGGCGATGACAACCGTGTCGCCGACCGCCACAACCCTCATCTCAGCGCCCCCTGAGCATGATTCTGATGCTCGCCCAGATCGGCGTCAGCGGCAAAAGCAGCGCCCCCACGACCCCGAAGGCCGCAGACGGCACGGCGAGCCCGATGAAGATGAACGCCAGCGAGACGAGCAGCACGGTGTCCCCGAGGTCGAAGCCTCGGATGGCCTTGAGGAGCGCGGTGTAGAGGCGGAGCCGGGCATCAAACCGACGCACGGAGGGCGAGATGGTCATGTGGTCCTCACTGCGCCGGAGAACGTCAGGCGCTCGTCTTCGTAGTTCGAGCGGAACGGCCGGGGTGCGTCGGCCGGCATCGTCATCGCCGCTTCGAGGGCGAGACTGTCGGCCACCGCGCCGTCGATGCGCTTGCCGTCCTCGCCCTTGACGATGACGTGGCGGGTCCGGCCGTCCGCGTCGGGATCGGAGGTCCGAGCTTTCTTGAGGCGTGCCGCGAGGACGTGATCCCGACACGCCGGGTCGCCGTCGTGGAACTGCCGGCCCTCGCGGATCGAGGTTCGCCAGCGGTCGACGACCGGCGCGTACTTGCGTTCCTGGTTGGTCTCGAGCGGCAGGACGCGATCCTTGCCCTCGGCGTCGAGGCCGAATTGGGCCTGCCAGGTCTCGACCTCCGTCCACCACTTGAACGGATCGCACAGCATCCGGCCGACGCTGTAGTAGCCGAACATCCAGCCGACCGTCGCGGCCACGTCGAGGCGCGGGACGGTCCAGCGCTTGCCGGGGTTGGCCCGCTGCCAGTCGAGGAGCGCCGAGCCCTCGGGCTTCACCCAGCGCTTGATCGTGAAGCGGTAGCCCTCCTGCGTGCAGCCCCGCAGCCACGTCTCGTCTTCGTTGATCGAGCCGTCGAAGCCGGCCCCGATGTAGGCGCCCTGCGGAACATCGGTCGGGCGGGCGATGGCGTCCCACTGCTCCGGCTCTACAGCCGCCCCGGCTCTCGCGACGAGGCGGTTGCCGAAGAAGCGTTCGGCCTGCGGCGAATCCTTCTCTGCGAGGTCGGCGGCCTCCCCTTCGATGGACGCGAGGTCGATGTGGCCGCCGTTCTCCCGGAGCGTGTCGTCGGGATAGACGGCGAGGTGGATGCGATGCCGCTCCCGCTTGTCGCCGTAGCTGAGATTGCGGGGCGGCTGGACGAACTGCCGCCAGACGTCGGTCGCCGCCGATTCGTACTCGCGCTGGGCGACCGAATGTTCCGCCGGGTCCCAGGCGTTCGTGGTGAGACTGGCCCGCCCGCCCATGCCCGCGAGACCGCGGTACTGGGTGTCGGCGAGCTTCTCCATCTTGTTGATCCGGGTCCACAGGCCGAGCTCGTCCTGCGGGACGAACGTCACGCGCTGCCCGAGGCGGGACTGGTTCGAGGATGTGACGGTGTCGATGCGAGAGTCTTCCGCCCCGTTCGGGTGGCGGATGAACTCCTCGCCCGCCTTGGGCAGCACGTCCCGCAGCGGACCCTCGCTGATCATCGGCCGGAGCGCGTCGTAGGTGTTCTCGGTCGAGTCTTCCGAGAATGCGGTGATCTGAATCTTCGGCGTCGGCCACGGCATCCCCCGCGGCTCGCCCGGATCGTAGGGGTACTCCCAGCCGCACCGACAGCCGTGCTCGGCGCAGACGTAGCCCTCGTCCTGTCCGGCCCAGCCGGCGAACAGCGCCGGCCCGACGAACTCAAGGCAGATCTGCGCCGCGATCAGCGGGTTCTTGCCGACCTTCTGCGGCGCCACGAGGAGGCCGCGCCGGTACCGGAACGCCGGCGCCAGGATGGGGTTCCGAGGGTCCCATTCCGTGATGCCTCGGACGGTGTAGAACGCGGCCAGGTACTCGCCCTGGTAGCGATAGAGGCGGAACGGTGCGCCCTTGCGGAACCCGTCGGGGACGACGCAATGGCGCTCGATCCAGTCGAGCCCGACCCAGAGCGGTTGGTCAGGACGCGACACCTCCCGCGATCGAGCGGAAGCGCGCCTTGGTCGAGGCGTGGTCAGGGTCATCGGTTCGCGTCACCTGCTGCTGCGCCTCGGCATCGATGATCCAGCGGTTCGACCGGAGCCCCGCCGTCGTCAGCCCCAGCGCGTCGAGTTGGCGCATGACGAGGAGCCGGGCCGAGGTAGTCGCCTTCGGCCGCTCCGCGACGGCGAGCGCTCGGACGTACAGCGCGACCTCGCGCTCCTGGTGGTTCTGCTCCCAGACGATCGCCTGCGGACGGCGCCATTCATCGGTCCACAGCTCGGTCTCGCGCGGCGAGGCGCGGGTGAGCGGCCAGTCCGGAGCGGGGCCCTCACGACCCGAGGCCGGGAGGTGTCGCCATTCCGCGCGGTCGCGGTCACGCCGAAGAGCATTGGGGTCGGGGGGTGGCCCGGATCGGGCATGTCCGCCGCTAGGCACGTTGGTACATCCTCGTACCGTTCGGTACAATATGGCGATGAATGAGCTACCGAGTACCGCGTTCCGCAAGGCGTTCGCACGCCTGACTGAACCCACCCACGTCACAGTCCACGGACACGTCATCGGCGAGTGGATCCCGGTCTCGCACTCCCGCTACATGACGCTCCAGGAGGCGAAGGCAATAGTCGCCTCGGTCCGTCAGAGTGCCGAGGAAGTCGCCACCGAAACCCATGTCTGGACGAACGCGGGCGATGCACCCGACGTGATCCAGAGCGCATGGGCGAGGTCTCAACCTGCGCCGAAGCCGGGTCAGAAGCGGTAATGCGGGTCGGTTTGACCTAGCACGCGCTTTGCAGGGG